CTTTGTCGAGCATTTTTTTGAAGGCATGTATTTGGAGTTTGGTTTAACCGGCGAAGAAGTCGGCACAGGCTATTACAGAGCAACCATGCCAAACGGTGTTCCGATAATCATTTTCTATGACGACTGGCGCAAAACTAATTTGAAGGTGAAAGCATGAGTAAAGCATATCGAAAACACGCAGTCGCTAAAGCGGTTGAGACATGGGATATTTCAGAATGGTTTAGCGCAGATTCTATTTTACCGAGAGCGCATGATGCTCTCCCGCAGAGTCATATGTCTATCAATGTGTATGCAGTCGCTAAAGCATTAACAGTTCTTGAATCGAAGGGTGTTTTGACTTCACGCAAAAGTGGCGGAGTAAAAGAGTATTCTCGCATAGAAGGTGTTTGGGATGGGCGTTCTCATTTTCACGCATGATGCCGACAAGTATCGAGTCGGAGATTATGTCGAAGGCTCTGAGGTTGTTTGCGCACCCAATGTCGAAGGATTGACAGTGATAGTCCATAAGAAAAATCCGACAGCAAAAGAATGTCTCGATTGGTTGCCTCACATCTCATACCGAATGGTTTGGGTTTGCGCAAAACCCCCAAAAATCAAGAAGAACGATTCAGTGATAATCGACGGTCGCTTTGAACAATCGGATTACACACGCAGTATCGACGCAACAATGCGTTGGCGAGATAGGTCGAAAGCGAAAGAAGAATGCGAGAAAGTGCCTATTCCCTTGATGCTCTCCTTTCTGCGTGAAAACAATAAAGACATTGAACTTTGGCGCACACTCGCAAAATCATTTACCCATGTTCCTGAGTCGTTTCAACAGAACCTAATTGCCTTTGCGCATAAACCAGTTCGCAGAATGGCGTGGCCCAAGAAGAAGAGAAGTGATGAAATAATACTCCCTTTAGGTGTGCGCAGTAGTGATTTGTATTGGCAAAGGATAATCGAGAATAGTCGAGAAGCGGCAAATGATTTGCGCATAACGGAAAAGGATGCTTTACCCAAAGGTGTAAAAAAGCGTGCGCAGAAAAAAATAGAGGATTGGTTGTAATGTATTATCAACAGTGCATGATACTGCAAGTAATAATTTTCATACTCATCTTCTTTCTGCGCTTTGCTTTAGCAGTTCTGTTTCATGTTGGCAATGAACCTTCTTTCAAGTCAAAGGGCGAAAGTGCGCAAGGCGTGCCGTCTTATGTGTGGTTTAATTTGAGCGAGGATTAAAATAACAACGATACTTAGCGCGTAATGTGGCGAAGAATAACGGTAAAGTCCGTCGCCTCATTGCGCAGATTCTATTTTCAGAAGGGCCGATGACAAGAGCGAGAGTTTGCGAGCGATTGCATGAGTTGGGTATGTTCCGAGAAGTGCCGAGCGAATCAAGTCTCGCGGCACTGATTAGCAAAAATACGCAGGTTGTATCAGTCGGCCACACCAAAATTGAACTTAGCAATGGTGCGAGAGTCAATAACATGGTCTTCGATGTCGATAGAGAATTAGTCAAAGAGGAACGAGATTTGATGCTCACTCGGCCATACTCAAGCATGACAACCGTTGAAAGAAAGTGTGCGGTTCGATGCCCTGAATGCCGTCAAATGAGGATAATAGAAGACAAGTTCGGCTCTTGTCTTATATGTGTCCGGCGTGCGGTTTAATAGGGCATGGGTCAAAGCATACACCATGAAGCAATTACTTCACATAGGTTCTAAAGAATACGATTACAAGAACCCCTCGTATGCGTGCGGCGAACCCATGACCCATAATCCTAATATGACAGACGCAGATGCTATGGCTCTGCGCAAATGCCCGAAGTGTTTCCCCAATGGATTCACTGCGAAGGTTGATGCTTCACGCAATTTTGTTGAAGAGGAACCAACCAAGAAGTCTAAGGTTGTAGAAGGTTTGCGTGAAAGAGGAATAGGAGGTTGGCTCTGATGGTCGCCGGACAAGAACCGAATGCCGTTTACGCATATGAGAACAATACAGGCGTTTATGATATTCTGCGCCAAAAAGTGCCAATACAAATAGCACTTGACTGGCTCATAGAATACATCAGAAAATGGCCCGAAGAAGACATTTACACTTATTTGGCAGAAGAAGTTTACAAGGATGAAGAACCTATATTGGAGGAATTATCAGATGAATACTGAAAAAGAATACAAATTGAAAAGCAGATACACCGTAACACAGATGTTTGAAGGACTACGCTATATCAGAAACAGAATCAACGCGAATGACTTCATGGAGTTATTTTTCCCCGATGAACCGTTTGACGATTATCATGTGAAGAAGTGGGAGATGTTTAGAGATGACCCCTGCGGCTTTTGGTGCTATTGCGACTTCGACAACAGGAAAATACTTGAAGGGCTTGTTTCCGATATGATTGAAAATTACATGGGGGAGTGAAAATGGTTGAAATAACAGAACAACAGCGTTTAGCGATAATTGAAGGTATTGAGACTCTCACTGAAATAAGCAAAAAGTATAATGATTCCGTTGCGTTGGCATTCGACGCAATAGACATTATCAAGCGAATGGATAGATTAGACCTCGCTCTAATTCTTCTCAACCGCCTGAACAAAATTATAGGGGTTGCGCAAGAATGAATACCCAACCCCTCATAATAGGTATTGCGGGGCGTATGCGCACTGGCAAATCAAGTCTCGCAGAATACCTTGAGGATTACCTTTCACATACGCATACAACAATGACCTTCTCGTTTGCAGAAGCAGTCCGTCAAGAAGTAGCGGAGATTATTTGGCAACATCATGGTTCTGCCGAAGCAAGGTATTTTTTGGATGCGAAAGAAGCCGAACATAAAGAATCAGTGCGCCCATTACTACAAGCGTTGGGTCAAGCGAAGCGACAAATGCTCCATGAGGATTATTGGGTTGTTGAAATGCAAAATGCCATTCACCGACAACGGGAAACAGCAATCGCTATCATAGATGATGTGCGACACCATAACGAAGCAGACTTCTGCATCAAAAACGGCATACTTATCCGATTGCGTGCGCCCGAAAGAACACTGATTGAAAGAGGTGCGAGTCCTGAAAGGCTTGCGCATTACTCGGAAAACGCAATGAAATACCCATCCCCGCAAGAATTGCACGCACCACACAGAGTTTTGACCCTCGATACTGCGGGTCTTTCACCGAAGGGCATGTTCAAAGCATTGCGCCCTTTTATTGACGAATTGATTGAAGGTGATTTTGAATGAGTCGTATTTTGCGCCAATGCAAAAAGTGCGGTATGCGCAGAAAGCCGGTGATGATAATTTCATGGACTTTGATGGATATGGATATGGGCGACGCAGTTCTATGTAGAGCCTGTTCGCTTGAAGTTTTGAGATGGAGGGATTTTGAATGATTCACCAATTAGTCAAATGGTTTCTGCGCAGAAAAAATGTCGCAATATGCCATCTATGCCATGAACCTACATTGAATATGATGGGCGACAAACTGACTTGTTACGGTTGCGAGCATGAAGTCATGGGCTATGAACATGAACATGATGCCCGAATGTGGCAACTTTACGGAGAGGATTGTCGATGAGCAGTATTTGGTGGGAAAAGCACCGGCCTTCGGGTCTGAAAGGGTTTGTCGGTCAAGAGCATTTAATGGGCGAGATGAAAAAAATTGCCTATGAGAATGCGCCAATGCAACATTTCATATTCAACTCCGTAGAAGCCGGAACTGGCAAAACAACCCTTGCGTATATTCTCGCTCGGATGAAAGGTTTTGAAGTTGCGCACTTCAACGCTTCATCAAAGCGAACAAGAGGAATTGAGTTCATCGAAGACGACATCATACCTCTTGCGCAAAGCGGCTTAAACGAACTGATTATACTTCTCGATGAAGCAGACCAATTGACTCCTGCGGCGCAAAGCGCACTAAAGGGTGTCATAGAGGGCGCATCATGCTTTTTCATTCTCACATGCAACGACTTGAGCAAAGTTTCTCGTTGGCTTCAATCCCGATGTCAAGTGCGCACTTTCAACAAACACACGCAAACAGACATCATCAAGGTGATGAGCAAAATACTTTTCTCCGAGGGTTTGAGTGTAGATGAAGAAAACCTCAAGACAATAGCAAATTGTCATGACGGAGATTTGCGCAATAGTATAGGCGCACTTCAGGCATATTCAACTCTCGACCACGCAGAAGGATTAAACTTCTTACTGCGCATGAATGAAGGTTTTGATGCTCGACGCTTTCTGCGCTTAACCTCAAAAGAAAAGAGTATCTCCGACGCAGTTAAACTGGTGGGAGATATGAACATTAGAAAGTTAATCCGTAGTGTTTTTGACTACGCAGTTTCAAGCAACGCTAAACCTGAAATGATTCGCTCAGTGATAGAGTCATGCGTGGTTTCCGAGAGAGACATGGTTAATGGCGTAGATGAGAAAATAGTCCTATATGATTTTGCGAGAATGCTCTCATTGGGCTAAAATCGTTGGGTTTATATGGATAACAGGATAAGGACATAATACAACGGAAGTGAAACACTATGATTGAACAGAAAATTATTGATAGAGTCGCAAAGAACATCGGATGCCCCGTTGAGCAATTGCTCGCAAAGCACGCTACGGTTCTTTCGGCCAACCAAGCAAACCTTGAGGCTACGGGCCTCGGACAAGAAGACATTGACATGAAGTGCCTAAGAATGGCGGCGGCGGAATTGCGTGTAGTAAGCGCACGCCTTGCTAAATCAGGTTGCGAAGCAATCGAAGGCATGTTCATCAGTGTGCCTCGCGTTAAAGACTTCGCCAAAGGCCAATATGAGCGTATGAAAACTAATCTCATGGGCCTCGATGAAGAAGCACGCACAGGTCTTGTTGCGCAGGGCGCAGTCGCACTATTCTTGAATGACGATGTGAACGGCGGTTTCCGCTACATTCATAATCCGACTCTTGAATACAAGCGAGACTTCGCCGCAGAATCCGAGGAAAAGCACGCAGATGCTTTGCCAAAGGCCGCTATGGATATTAACGACGGCACAGGACACTTTGTTCTTATTGCCGACAAGTCTTCACCCACATGGCCCAACGGCGGCGCAAACTTTCGATACGGTCGCTACAAGCAACAATCGGAACCAATGCGAGACTGCTTATTTTTGGGTCGAACAAAGGACAATCAAACAGTCCGACCAATCAAGGTGCGCTTCAACGGCGAAGACTCATACACAGACCACCCCACATATGTAACCGGAACAATCCCTGCCAAAATGGGTCGTGATGGCAAAACTGCTTATGCGAAGAAGGGCGTTTCTGTTTTCAATGCCGATGAATCCCTCATCAGTCTCTTTGAATCCCCTCCTTTGGACTCAGAAGGTAATGGGCTTTTGCCTGAACATGGCGTAACCCCCCTCTCCGGTTTGGGCGACCTTGAAGGTTGGCTCACTTCTCTCTCCGATAAGGAAAAGTGGGATGCTCTCTGCGCAATGCCTCTTGAAGTTGCGCACATTGACCCAAGAGAAAAGGGTGGCTACATCATTACTCTCGCAGACCTTGACATCACTTCACCGATTCCTCCGATTGACCTATGGGTTTCTAAAGAAGAAGAATCCAAAGTGGACTTTTCGGTTGGCTCTATTGTCGTCGCAGTCGGCGGCGGCTGGATTGACAAGAACGACGGTATGCCTCGCATGGGTGTCTCCGGTTGGTGGGTCATGGATGCAATCGAAGGTGTCGCCCAAGAAGAAGTAGTTCTCGATGAATCGGCGGCAGAAGAAAGTGGATGGTGAAATTGATGGCAAACGCATGGGCAAAGGCAAAAACTACGCAGAAAGAAACTCAGACGGACAAACCGCCAATGCGTGATATGAAAGCGCATTACGCAGAATTGTTTGCGAAGAAGCGTTCACGCACCCAAAGCATCAGAATGGCTCTCGTCGGAAAAGAAAATACGGCAAAGACCGGATTAGCAGTCTCTATTGCTCGCCAACACATCGGCGCAGAAAAGGGTATTGTCATATTCGATGTCGATAACTCCGCAGTTCAAACAGTAGCGGCAAACTACGCAGACGATGAGAACATAACAATCATCCCTCTCTATGATGAACTGGATGATACTATTTTCAACGCAGACAA